GAATAATCCAAATGCGGCACCAGCACCCGTACCAGAACCAGAAGAGCCAGAAGCGCCAGCACCGCCAGCGCCAGCAGAGCCAGAAGCGCCAGCACCAGAAGCACCTGCACCAGCACCAGAGGCACCTGCTGAGCCAGAAGCGCCAGCACCAGAGGCACCTGCACCAGAGGCACCTGCACCAGAGGCACCTGCACCAGAGGCACCTGCTGAGCCAGAAGCGCCAGCACCAGAGGCACCTGCAGAACCAGAAGCACCAGCACCAGAGGCACCTGCAGAACCAGAAGCGCCAGCACCAGAGGCACCAGCTGAGCCAGAAGCGCCAGCACCAGAGGCACCTGCAGAACCAGAAGCGCCAGCACCAGAGGCACCAGCTGAGCCAGAAGCGCCAGCATCAGAAGCACCTGCAGAACCAGAGGCACCAGCAGATCAACCACCTGCAGAGCCAGATGCATCAGGTGAAACAGTTGTATAATGATTAACCATTTTGTTGTGATATGATGAACTTATCTTTATATGACGACATTGCCACATAGTACACGAATGCGCTCCGAATGGCTATACCATTTGCGCCAATGTTCCATGCGTATCCAGCCTTGACGAACAGCGGCTGCTACACTTTGAACAAGTGTAGTATATTCTTGTTTGGAAAGCGAACAATTTGCATAATGTCCAATACATTCATCAATTGTATACATTTGAATCGGCTGACCATTTTGTGAGCGAACATGATTATGAAAGGCAAACAACCAATTCCGAACGGTTTCACGCAAGATCTGTCCATAAAGTCCTCGAAGTGGCGGTGGAGGATTACCACTGCAATACTCTACTGCATGCTGCTGACAGTTTTTACATGGGATAATCTGAGGAAGCGTTGTCAACATGATCTCCATAAAGTTTGCCTGATCGGTGTCCACAATGGTATTACCTGATTGACCCATTCGCTCCGCCGTGCAGTGTAAATATTTCCATATGATCGGACCCCATTGTTCGGGCTCCAAGAGCTGATGCGAATCAATTCCCATCAACGGAATCGTGCCGCGTTTTTTACCACAACCACAGCTCATCGTCCTATTAATGGTATCGATAAAGAATGCTTTATGTTCTATGATGAGTTCTTAGAAAGACATCATCATAGCGATTCATCGTCTCGATCGATGGACTTTTAGGTTATGAGCCTAACGCTCTTCCAACTGAGCTAAATCGCTATTCGTTGTGCCGTTTGTAACGGCACAAAAGAATATGACCCTGGTGGGACTTGAACCCACAACCTTGCGATTAGAAGTCGCACGCGCGATCCAAATTGCGCCACAGAGCCTATTTCTGTATTACAAAAAGTACAGAAATAGGCCCTTTGCCTCCAACTGGATTCGAACCAGTGACCTATCGCTTACAAAGCGATTGCTGCTAAACCCCTGAGCTATGGAGGCATGTGGATTTCTCCACACCCTATTCTCTATAGGGATCTTTAAGCTCTTTTTATGTTGCAAAAGGGCATCCTAAAGCCGTCTGCTGACATTAGATACAATGAGCGAATACTTTGTCGTCCTCAGTAATCTCTCCTCTCTGCCATGTATCATATACTACCAATATCATAAAAAGTACTTCTATTCCCTTCAGATCCTTTTCAATTCTCTTTTCTCCTTCTTTCATCATTTGAAATGGTCCAATCTATACCAACTTAATGATGGTGGTCTCTTTAATTTTCTCGATGGAGTCTATTCCTATTTATCGATCTATCTATTTTCGATCTATCTCATGCTCTCTAACCACTATGAGCTTCGCACCGAACTCTTTTTGATTCAGACCATCCTTCTCTCCATGGTGTATATCAATCTAGGAGCCGTCATTGTCTTACCTGTTACTGCCTTTCTCACTCTTATTATCACAGGAGTCCACTACCAAAAAATGAATACAGTTTCTATTTATAATCCTTATTTGCATCTCGGCATTGGATTAGCCACCGCCGATCTTGCCTGTTTTTTTGTTGCAGTCACCTATGAATACAATTATTTCCATGCCGTTCATCATCTGATCGCATTTAATTTGCCGATCATTGTGGATAAGTATGTATCTACTCTTCGCAGCCCTGCAGAGCCATCTGCCATACGACTAGAATCGCCTGTCATGCGACCCGTTAATTCTTCTTGAAGAGCGATAGGAGTCCATCGCAGCACATACCCGCCACTTCTTTGACTTTCACATTCAAATGCTGAGAAACATCAATCATGGTTTCTAATAGCGCCTCTGCCGTGCTATCATAAATCATCAGCAGTACCGCTTGTTTCTCCTCCTCCTTGATACAGTCCTTTATCAGGAGTCTGCCAACTTCTAGCGCAATCGCCTTCTTGTCCTTACCCCCTAACAGGGCATCCTTGAGTTTGACGCTTTCCAGCAGCTTAATAATCGCAGCCATCATTTGCGTTATTTTTAGGGCACTGTTCAGTGTCGGATGCTGTAAAATCACATCGGAGGATTCTTTTACTTTGTCGTATACCACTTTTAGCACGCTCTTCTGCGCATCCGTCAAGGTCTCCACGATTTCCACTTTAATGTCATTCACTTTCTCCTCGATCTGAGATAGCTCAAGCTTTGACATGATACTACATAGACCATCTATTTTGTTTTCAGAATAAACTCTCCGTGTATAATAAGATGTCCTATGTACCAGGAAATAAATCAGAAGACCCTAAAGTACACTTTGAAGCTGGCGTGAAAGATTTTGCCCGTCTAGATAAGGTTCGATTAATTAATATTGGTGGATCGATACAATACGGTATTTTGTATTGTCTAGTATTCTTTTTTATAGGTATACTAATACACAACATATTTCCAGCATTAAATAAATCAGATCCATTATTCAATATATTTGTATGGATTATTTTACAAAGTGTGGTCATTATCATTGCAGCATTTTATGTTGAAAAATTGGTAGAGATTTTTCCAGGAATCTTTTCATTCTTCCCACAGTTTTTTGATATCAATGATTTATTAGCAAAAGGGTTCATTCCATATGGTATAGATGAATATAAAGGAAATATTGCATCATCACTCATTTTAATCGGAACTCAATATCATTTATTATATAAGGTTGAATATTTTACGACTGAGTTTTCAAAGCGATATTTGTAGAAAATGGGCTTATATTGTTTTCAGGATCTACAAGATTCTCAAAACAATTGATACGAGCGGCCGGACTCGAACCGGCACGGAATTACCCGTGCCCTCTTAAGGGGCATGTGGCTACCAATTACACCACGCTCGTCTGTGGATCTCTCCACAACCTATCATCAACGCCCTCCTTTAAGCTACTATAAAATCTCTATCCCGATCAGATGGCCCAAATCATTTACTGTTTCAACAACAGCACTATTCTCACCAACAATGACATGAATATCATGATTACTGCACTCAATACCCTCTTACCCGCATTCTGTGCCGCATGGGCGCCTGGAGGGCAACAGTATTTATGCCGTGCGGCACCCACAACGATGAAATCGGTCACCACTCCTTATTGCGCCTTTATGGATACCAGTGACTATGCAGGTGCATTGGCCTATCACACCGAAAAGAATAATATCCCCTTCGGTCGTGTCTTTGTCAAAACGATTTTGTCCTATGGTGGCGCGATTCATATGGGAAAAACTACTCGGAATCCCACTGTCGCCCAAGCTTTCTCTCATGAAATCTTTGAAATCATCGGTAATCAAAATGTGAATATCTGGTGGCAATCATCAACGGGTAATCTCGTCCCTGGAGAGGTATGCGATGCCGTTCAAGGAAACCTTGTCCCCATCAAAGTGGGAACCGTTACGGTGGGTCTAAGCGATTATCTTCTACCTGTCTGGGCTGATCCCCAGGCCACTAAAGGCCCCTACAATTACATGAATACTCTCACCAGACCATTTCAGCTTGCAAAAGGAGGCTATTCCATTGTGATGAGAAATGGCACCATTAGTCAGGTATTGGGTTCTTCTGTTGTACCCTATACACAATATCTGGCAGCTGCCAAGCTAAAGAAGTGCATTGAATGTGCAGAAAAGTCTTCATAAAAGTCTCTTATATTATAATAGGAATGTACGCGTATAACTCCATTCAACGATACACCACTATAAAACGAGGACAGCGAAAGACGACTATTAAAAAGGTCGTGATCTCGGGTCGAACAGGATACAAACAAGTTACGGTTCGTGGACCATCGGGTCGTACAAAAACCTCCAAGAAACGCCTGACCCAAAAGGAGCTCCACTGCATCAAACGCTGCAAATTTGTTCCAGGTTTATTCAAGGATTGTGAATCCTGTATCTAAAGGGCGATAAACTAAATGGAGTATGGAGGACGATCTTGTTTCAAAAATCTTGAAAGATATGCAAACCCCACACATTACAGAGGAAGTCATACATACAAATTTAAATCTATCCACAAAGGATTGGGTCCAATGGAGTCACATCGATTATCTGCGAATCCCCTATATCGATGAACTCATTTCCCACGAACCAGGTCGCATGGTATTTGATGGTTATTTTTATATCGATGATGCCGTCATGCCTGTAGAGCGCGTGTTTCATAGCAACAAGGGAAGTTTCCATGTTGAAATCTATGAAAAGAAGACCATCGAGGATACTTCCGAGTTTGGCCCCTATGACGAGGAGGAGGGCGGTCACATCTGTTTTTTTCCCACAGCCGTCATTGAACTGAAATATCGCGTGATCACTGATATTTCGGATAAGGAACCCTATGAAATATGGGAGCGCATTATTCAATTGGAGAAATTGGTAAAGGAGCGCGAGGAGCATATTAAGGAGGAAGAGCGAAAACGCTATAGGGAAGAGTGGGAGAAAGAAGCACGGGAACGGAAAGAGAAACAAAAGGAGTAAGACTTAAACATCTTGAATGCATCATTCATCATAATGACAGATGCAAAGAAGAGTATTTGTTTAACCATGATTGTTAAAAATGAGGCGCATTTAATCATCGAGTGCTTCGAACATTTACGAAAATTCATTACATTTGACTATTGGGTGATCAATGATAACGGGTCCACGGATGGAACCCAGAAACTGATTCAGGATTATTTTGCTGAGAAAGGCATTCCTGGTGAACTGGATGAAACACCCTGGCAGGATTTTGCTTACAATCGCACGGTCGCCTTTAGACGCGCCTATCAGAAAACCGATTATGCCTTTGTATGGGATGCCGACGATGAAATCCATGGAGATTTTGTGATGCCTTTACATCTAACCGCGGATCATTATCGATTTGTGTTTGGAAATGAAAGTGGTCTACGCTATTCTCGTCCCCAGCTCTTTAATAATCGCCTAAAATGGTCCTATGTCGGCGTTCTTCACGAAGTCGCTTCCTGCCTGGAACCGCATGGCGCTCCTATTGATGTGGCAGGCAATTACTATTTCGTTTCGGGTCGTCGCGGGGCTCGCAACAAAGATCCCGAAAAGTATCTCAAAGATGCCCTTATTCTCGATAGAGCATTTGATAAGGCCTATGCGGAAAAAGACAATCTCTATATGCGCTATGCATTTTACGCGGGCCAAAGTTATAATTGCTGTAATATGCTCGAAAAATCCATTGAATTTTATAAGAAGGTTCTCACCTTCGACAACTGGTGTGAAGAAAAGTACATCAGCTGTATCCAAATCTTTGATCAGTATGAAGCATTAAAGCAGGAACGAGAAGGTCTCCCCTATTTGGTGGACTCTTTTACTCATAACAAAAGGCGCATGGAAGGTATTTATCGCCTTATTAAACATTATGGCATCAAAGGAAATTATGAAGTTGCCTATGCCTATTATACCCTTATTCAGGACTATTACGAGAAGATGTATCAGAGTGATCACATTTCTGATTTTTTGTTTGTAAAAAAGGAGGAATATGATTTTTATTTGCCCTATTACATGGTAATTGTATCCGAACATCTTAAAAAAATGCCGACCTTTATCCGAATGTATGAAATGATTTTTGCACAGAAGTATGTCTATGTTGGAGCATGGTGGATTCAGAATCTCTTTCACAATCTACAGTTTGGCCTACACGCTTTGCCAAAGAATCTTGCCTTTTTGTCGTCTATGTTTTCCTATTTGCAAGCACTTGGTAACAATGGACTATTTCTTAGCACTGAAAATGATAAGATTATTGACCGCGTGATTCAACACTATCGTCCTCTTTTGACCGCTCCTTGCGATCGTGTTCTATCTTCTCAATCAGAATCTCCTCATGTTATGCTAACCATGACAACATGTAAGCGATTTGATCTCTTTCAGCAGACCATGAATTCCATGAAACGGAACTGGAAGGATCTTGACCAGGTCAACTTCTTTTTTTGCGTGGACGACAATTCATCTGAAGAGGATCGCGCAAAGATGCAGACCGAGTATCCCTTTTTCACCTACTACATGAAAACACCTGAAGAGAAGGGACATCGCGAAAGCATGAATATCATCTGGAACAAACTCAAAGAGCTTCAGCCTACCTATTGGATTCATTTAGAGGATGACTGGGTCTTCTTTCAGTCCGAAAACTATGTCACACGAGGAATTAGTATGCTTGAGAAATATGAAAATCGTGCTATTCATCAGCTTGTATTTAATCGTGAATATGGTCTCATGATGGAGGATATGAAACGCGTCGGCGGTGTCGTATTAGAGCCTGGTATTTGGCTCCATGAACAGAAGCCCGTTCAGGGGCCCAATTGTGCCTATTGGCCGCACTATTCACTACAGCCTTCTATCACACGCACCAAGGTCATTCTAGAACTCGGCAATTATGATAGCCCTAATCGCTTTTTTGAACGAGATTATGCGAATCGATATGGAGCGAAGGGTTATCAGACCATGTTTTTCAACTCCATTTATAGTCTGCACATTGGAAAACAACACTGGGAAACGGATGGGAAAAATGCGTATCAGCTCAATGAAATTGCCCAGGGTACTTCCTAATTAGAGAAATTCCAGAACGCTATATTTTCGATCATCCATGACTTTTATTTTTGCAAATAATTTCGAATTAATCATCGTTGAAAGCAATTTTAACATTCCCGAAATGTGCCAGGTCGGATTGATCACTTTAATTTCCTGCAGAGTCTCACCATATTTATCCGAAAGCATTCCGATTAATCCCATTCCCATTTTTAATTGCATGGCATGTTTAATATCAAAGCCATCTCCGTCAAAAATGCACGACCATTTTCGATTTCCATGAAGAGCTAGCATTTGATCAATGTGTTGTAAAATTCCATCTGCATCATCATATAATTTGGCTGCAGATGGATGACTGTAATAGATTAATATGCCACTCCGTTCTGTTAATCTCTTAAATGAGTGGCTCGTCGGATCGGACGCACATTTTTTACATATTTTCTCCATGAGCGATCTAATTTTGCGTCCTGATCTTTTTTGTAAAAAATAGACACGCCTTAAGCTTAAACCCTTTTTTGCGTACTACATCAACATGGTCTCACTTTTGGTAACCGGTGGCTGTGGATTTATTGGGAGTAATTTCATTAATTATTATTTTCCACTCCATCGCGTCGATCGTCTTATTAATTTGGATGCCATGTATTATTGTGCCAAGGAGGAAAATGTAGATGCTGCGATTCGTCAGGATCCTCGTTATATATTGGTAAAGGGTAATTTGCGAAATAAGGAATTTATTCAGTACCTTCTAAAAGAGCATGCCATCACTCATGTGATTCATTTTGCCGCACAGAGTCATGTACAGCGATCCTTTGACGATTCCCTCGAATTCACCTATGATAATGTGCTCGGTACACATGTGTTGATTGAATGCTGCCGTCTCTATGGTGGTATTCAGCGATTCATTCATGTTTCTACCGATGAAGTCTATGGTGAGTCAATGAATACAACGGAGGAACAACACAAGACCGAGAAGTCCATTTTGTGCCCGACGAATCCCTATGCGGCAACCAAGGCGGGTGCGGAACTCATCGTCCAGTCCTATGCGCATAGTTACAAAATGCCAATTATCATTACACGCGGTAACAATGTGTATGGCCCTAATCAATATCCTGAGAAGGTGATCCCGCGTTTTATTCAGCAGTTGCTAAATGGGGAAAAGGTGACGATTCAGGGAAATGGCAGCGCGGTGCGCGGCTTTCTTCATTCCCGTGATACTGCAGAGGCCTTTGCGTGCATTTTGGAGAAGGGGGAACTCGGCGAAATTTATAACATTGGAACCGAGGATGAATACTCCATTCTCGAGATTGCGCGCATTTTGATCCGAATGATTCGCAAGACAGAGGCCTATGATGACTGGATTAGTTATATTGAGGATCGACCGTTTAACGATCAACGCTATTACATTAGCAATGCCAAGCTCAAAGCGCTTGGGTGGGAAGTGAAAACGGATCTTCAAACAGGGTTGCGGGAGTTGACGGGGCAATAATTCGTGCGTTTGGATCGGCGATGGAATTTCTACGGAGAGAGTGGAGGGTTGGATGGCGCAGCAGGTAGCGCGTGTGACTGTTAATCACAAGGTCAGTGGTTCGACCCCACTTCCGACCGTTCTCTTATTCTTACTAATGATATTTGTTAAGAATTTATCCAAAAAATTAATTAATGCTTCTTTATCGATTCCGCAGACACTTCACCTACGCTGTGTTTGCTTTCGTCTGCGTGCGGTCTTATTCTTCCTCCGTGTTTGCCTTGTTCGGGAAGAGCCCTTTTGATTCGCTAGAAGAAGGACCAGCTCATCCTGAAAATCTTCTTCTGTCATATTAAGCTCTACAAGCATCCTATCAAACATCTGATCGATGATGTTATTAATATTATCCACGATAGCAAGACCTTCCTCATCAGGGCAGATACGGTCAGGACATATTATTTTAAGACAATCATAGAGATAAGAGACTGCTTCAGAGACTGATGTGTTTTTGGTGATTTTTACTTCAGATTCGGGATTGCTTGCGGAAAGGATTATCTCCACATAGTCCTGGATTCTATTGCGTAGTTCTTCAGGATAGAGGGGTCCAATGGGTTTTAGGATATGCCTCTCAATACCTTTCCTGTGACCTTCAATGATCTCATTGGAAAACCCGAACTTCTCGTACCAAGAGTGTCCTGTCTTCAGACGTAGAAGCTTTTGGAGACTAATATAATGTTTGTTGGCAATGGACGGTATGGGGGGGCCTCCTTGTAAAACATAGTGAATGTTTGATGCATCTTCCAGAGTGATTCGTGAGAACCCACATGCCTTGGAAAATGCAATCAATCGATTGAGATGATCGGTTCCATTTAGCCCACATCGTGTGAGTAGCCCAATATGAAACGTGTTGGGATCATTCTCATAGATTTGACATTTCATACAATGGTATCCATGAGGGCTACCTATTTTCTCATTGGGTGGCAGGGCACGGTTATAGATGGTGATCACCGTTGCGTTCCGTCCTTTTTTGTTCTGATGAAATGTGACATGATAGATGTTATCTGGAAAATGGTTCTTGATGATCTCTTTTGCGCGATCGACAACCTCTTTTACACGCGTTGCACTGTTGGAGTGATTCGAGGCCATTCTTGTAGCTATTATAGATACACTTTTAAAAGTATGTGCCGTAAATATACCAGGAGGCTCCTATTTGTTACAAATTGAATCTAAACCATCATCACAAAATAGAAGGAGAATGAACTCCATCATCGGATTCCTATCCTGTACCACACTTCACACACTCTATCGCGGCATTCCTCTTCGAACTCCTCGCGCGGCCAATCTTCTTACATGCATTACCTTTCAGGTGTTCTTTGTGTTAAATGCCATCCGAATTTATTTCAATCCGTCTGTGGAGGATACCAGTGACAATTTGGATTACTTGGTCGGTTATTTTGGATATGATCTTATGTATTTGCTCCAGACTCATCCCTACTCCCTTTATGTCGTCCATCACCTAATCGGGTTAGGATTGGTTCATTTGATCCAGAAATTGGGTATTCCTACACATTTGGTTCAGGAATACAATGCCATTTGCATTTCCTTGGAATTTGTTAACCCCTTTTTGAATCTACTGTCCTTTTCAAAACAGACGGCCTATTATCCTCTTCTGCTCCGTTTTAATTACAAACTTTACATTTTGTTTCGTATCATTATGTTTCCTGGAGTTTCCTATCAGTTGCGCACTCATTTTTCGTCTCCCTGGGTCTGGACCTGTTTCTTTGCCATTTATGGCATGAGTCTGGGATGGGTGTGGAAAATGAGAGCGCTTATTCAACGAAACTAACAGAAACTAATAAAAATAAGCTGCTTCTTCCTACATCGAGGAAGGAAGGCGGTATATCATGAATAGTACACACGGCGAAGACCATAGTCCTTCACGCATTTCTCTAAATGAGGCGTGCATGTAGAACACGGGATTGAATTCGCAAATTGATGGGTTCCGCGCGAAATGCGTACCACAATGAGAATGGCTCCATCCAGCTTCGTATGGTCGCCGATTTTCTTAATCACAGCGCGCTCCGCATGAATGGTTCGATCCGCATATCCACAGCCTCGCGAGCGAGTCCCCAAATGATTGGTTGCCATTTCGATAATTTTTCCATGTTTCATGACAATAGCAATATGGACATTTCGAAGCTCTGTCTTCATCCATATATTTTTCATCGGCCAATTCGCATGAAGAAGATGATAAATGGACTCCTTATTAATGCGCATAGTTAGCACAGAATGGGTAATTTTATGATTATTTATTTGCAATCTTCAATTTTTATATTTACTGTTTCTGATCATGTTGTTCATCAGATGATGGTATAACAACAATATTAATGGGTGGTTCTAGTGATGCGGAAAGTGATGCAATAGTTGGTTCAGATACAGTCACGGCGGGTCGCAATTCAGGCGATGGCACTTTAGATGTGACGATGGATGGTCGAAACAGTGTATTTTGTCTCAATTGTAAACGGTGTTCAAATGGCGATGTATGCTGTTTAGTCGTGGAGGTCATAGTATCAATCGCAAATTTCTTCTTTTCTGCATCAATTTCCTCCTGAATTCGTCGCTGCCGCTCCTCCATCGCCTTTTGGAATTCCTCCTCCGTATGCTGGGCGTTGGCCCGCTGGATTTCAATTTCTTCACGCAATTCTTCCTTGCGACTATTAAGTGCCTCTGTTAATCGCTCCTCTACCTGTTTCTTTATGGTCTCTTGAATGCGCGGTGACAACATTTCAGATAAAGTGTTTTTCTTGTGGCGTAACAAAAGCGCGGCTTCCGTGGCAACCTGCTTTAGACGCGTTTCTGAACTCTCAAAGACACGCGTATGCTCTAATGAGCCACAGATATCTGGCTTCTTCAAATCTTTAATTGATCCAAAATCATGCTCAAAGAGTGTAATGGATTCCTGTGGAATGGGAGGTGATTGCTCAATGAGGCGATCCAAATCCGCACGGCAAATCTTTAGAAAATCGAGAGAGTCCATACGATCATCAGGCTTCATGGCTAATTCTACCGCAATCAATCGTTGGAATTTGCCCCATGCAATGGATGCGACACGATGTGATTCCTCCAGTTGTGCATACCGTAAATAGTTCCCAATCGTGGTAAGAAGACCTGCAACAAGTGAAATACCACCAATAACAAAACTAGCATATTTTTTAGAGGTATCGTCACTAAACAGGGATTGAACTCCAAAATTGGCGGTACCACCTAGGGTCGATAATATAATCACAGGCAGACTGATCCATAGATTTTTACTATGATAAAATTTCTCGGATTTATCGGCTAACCATCGATAACACATTGCCAGGTCACTCCATTCCGCCATGAGATGCTCCTGTTCTTTGGACCACCCATTCAAAAAACGCTTCGGTTTTTCCTCTTCGGTAGAACGCGTAGGAGAAACGGATCGTGAGCGCGGTTTTTCTTTTCCATTGATGACTGTGACACCTTCTTCTGTCATTCTTTATTGTTCTTTCTATTTTTATTTGGTGAGTTCTTCCATTTCTTTTTTGATTCTAAGCCCAATTTATACAGGGCTTCTACCTCTTTCTCCGTTAAGGTACTCGGATCCACGCCTTTCGGAAGCGAAACGAACTGCGGCTTTTTTAGTGAGGTTTTCATGATATAAGGGCCATATTGACCTGTTCGAATACTAAACTCCTTAAACTCAATGGTATTGGTTTGCGATTTGGCTTCGAATCGTTGAAGGGTCTGTTCCAACTCCTCCACTTGATAGGGAATGGAGACGGCACCACACTGGAGATAATCACCAAACTTGCCCGTTTTTTTCATAATGGGCTGATCTTTCCATTGCCCTATGATTTCTCCCTTCTTTTTCTCCTGTTGCTCCTGCTGAAAGGCTTTGGCTTGCTCTGCGGTCATCTCTTCCCACTTGGCGCCTGTTGGCCATCCCAAGAATTGCGTATCCTCCTTGGTTGCACCCTCTTGCAGAATGAGAGGCCCCTTCTTCGATTGCACGGCTTTAAGCCCTCCACCGAATTCTTTGATTTTGGCGGATCCCTTTTCAGCCGGCTTGGCTAGAAGGGCTTCATAGCGCGCCTGATAGGATGCCCATATGTCACGCAGTAACTGCTTTTCGTGTTCGGTCCCCTCCGCAATATGATCCAGGCGGCGCTCCATGTGCGCCGTGAAATCATAGGTAAAGAGATCTTCAAAGTGTGTTAAGAGATAGGACAGCACAGAACGACCCAGTTCCGTGGGAACCAGCTTGCGTTTCTCGCCGCCCACCTTCTTCTTTTTCGTATGGGCGGTGGGAGGCCATTGTGTCGCCTGGATGGTATATTCTTTGACAGATACCTCTTTTGGTGGGAAATCTCGTTCCTCTACATAGTTCTTGTCTTGGATCGCAGCAAGCAAAGTGGCAAAGGTGGAGGGACGGCCAATTCCAAAGGTTTCCAGTTCGCGTACCAGCGTGGCTTCCGTGTATCGCCCCTGCGCCTTGGTCTCCTTCGGCTCCGCCATCATTGTGCTCCATTGAACGCGTGCACCTACTTGAAGTGATTGGACCTCCTCCCATCCGCCCTCCCTTTCCTCTTCCTCCTCTTCTAATTCAGCGACCTTTCCTGCTCGTTTCCATCCTGGAAAGAGTGTGCGCTTCCACTGCGATCGCCACATGAAATCCGTGTCTCCCTCAATTTGTGTTCGTATGATACAGGTTTCCCCGCGTGCGGCGGCCATAATCGATTGAATGGCCCGTTGCCAGATTAGATGATAGAGTTTTCGCCCATACGCGTCAAATTCGATCTCAGGAATCTCCATATGCGTTGGCCGAATGGCCTCATGAGCTTCTTGTGCTTTTACTTCTTCAGATGCTTGTGTTGCTTCTTGCTTCACAATCTTTGGCTTTTTATTCGGCTTTTCTAGGTATTCCTCCCCATATTGCTCCTGAATCCACTGCTTTCCTACTTGAATCGCTTCCTCAGATAGAACTGCCTTATCCGTTCGCATATAGGTAATGTGACCTGCTTCATACAACTTCTGAGCCACTTGCATCGTATTTTTTGGATTCATCCCAAAGAGCGCACTCGCTTGTTGCTGAAGGGTACTGGTAATCAAAGGAGGAGGTGCCGATTCTGACCACGGCTTGATGTCTTTCTGTATAATGGTTCCATTTGGTACATTATGAACATTCTCCATGTAATTCATGGCAGATTCCTCATCTTCCAGATCATCTTCCATGACAGAGTCATAGGGTTTAGACCCCATCCATTTTGCGCTTAATTTCCAGCTCGAACTGGACTGAAAGGTTTGAATACGATCCTCTCGATCTACTACCAATCGAAGAGCAGGTGTCTGACAACGACCCGCAGATAGAGCGGGTGCCACATAGCGCCATAGCAAAGGACTCATTGTAAACCCAATCAGCATATCTAGAATCGATCGTGACTGCTGGGCGTGAACACGATTCATATCTAATTTTCGTGGATTCGCAATAGCATGTTGCACAGCTTTTTCCGTAATTTCGTGAAAGACGGATCGTTTTACGGTGTTCGGATTGAGTTTCAGTAAGACACAAACCGCATAGGAAATCCCCTCCCCTTCGCGATCATCATCCGATGCCAGGTAAATCTCCGTAGCTTTTTTTGCTTCCTCTTTCAGCTGCTGAATGGCCTTGGACTTCGTTTTAATCCATTCATACTTAGCCTCAAAATCACGGTCCAGTCCTACCGCGCTTAGATCAGGCTGAAGGGCACGAATGTGTCCCATGGTGGCAATCACACGCCATCCTGCTCCCAGAAATCCCTGAATTTTTTGACACTTTGCAGGGGATTCGACAATTGCTAATTTTGTCATGTGATTCATGAATTAGAATCACGATCTATCAAATTTTTCTAACTCTAAATTCTATAGAATAGATAGAACCATGAGAGATTCTACTGAAATTATGCTTGAAACAGTGCTGATGTCTGCGCTCAATATTGCGGCGGTGTATATTGCAGCATTTACTTATCGTCTAAACTGGTCCGGTGTGCTAATGGTGATGGTGGTGGCCTCTTTGATTACGGCATCTCTTACGCATATCGCCCTTAGTAAGTTGAAGAACAAGGGTGTTCGTAACCTTGATATGAAATTAAGCGAGGCGGTTGGTGCGCTTCTGATTGCACTTGTTTCGGGTCTGGCTGTATTTATGATTTTGATTGATCGCTTTGATCTCCCCTCTGCTCTTGGCATTTCTATTCTATCTGGTACTCTTAGCTCTCTGGTCCGTCATATCATTGCGTAATTTGCTCCTATGTAGATAGAGATGTACTCTGTGTTTTGTTTGATTCTTGCAATTGCGGTATTAATATGGTTTATTCGTAATCAATCATATGAATCCTTTCGTGGAGGTGGTGGAGGTGGAGGTGGTGGTCGTGGAGGCGGTGGTTATGGTGGGGGTGGTCGTGGTGGCGGTTACGGTGGAGGTGGTTATGGTGGAGGTGGTTACGGTCGTGGAGGTTACGGACATGGTCGCGGTTATGGTCGTGGGTATTGGGGTGGAGGTTATGGAGGAGGCTGGGGTGGCTGGTGGCCCTTTTATGGCTGGTTTGATTGCGGAGGCCAACCCTGTCCTTATTATTTTTTCTAAGAGTCTAAACGATCATCCTTTCTCTCAATAGGATGGCCACCATTAATCAATCAAGTGGACAAGGTGCGCTCTTTGAGCTTGTGGCACGTGGTGTAAAAGACACCTATTTCGTAAAAGATGCCGCCACCAGTACTTTCCCTTATGATGCACGCTATCAATCATCAGTACATCATATTGCGGAAAGACGAACCGAAGTTCCCATTACGACGACCAACTTCGGTTCATCCTTTGAAGTCGAAATTGATCCCTATGGCGATGTCATGTCTGAATGCGCCTTGGAAATTGACCTCCCTACCTGGCTCCCCTCTCTACCTCGTCTACCAGGTGGACAACTCTGTCATCCCAGTATTATTAACGGGCTCTATCCTATTACCGACCCTGTTAGTGGAGCATCCTACGGATATGTAAATGCCGTGGGATACTTTCTCTTTGAACGCATCCAGTTCTTTCAGGATCAATTCTTGATTCAGGAATGGAGTGGAGATGGTCTCTATGCAAAACAAGTGTCCGAAGGATCCTGGAACAGTAGTTTACTACAACAAGTGAACGGCGGCTTATTGGAAACAAGAGATCCTATTACTGATGCAATTACGCCTCGTGGCGTTCAGCTTCGTGCTACCCCAGGACACCTTCGCATCGTGTTACCCCTTCCTGGCATGCAGTGTCCTGGAGATGGTGGGTTTCCGCTTGTTAGCATGGCCTGGCAGAAATTTCGTATTAAGGGCGTTCTTCGCCCCTTAGAGGATCTCGTTGTATGCAGTGATTGTACGATACGAAAGCCGGCCCCGTGGAATGTTCCTCAATTTCAATATCAGTTTCCTGATCAAACTTTTTATACTTTTTCCCCCAAACCCTTGAATCAGATTGGACAGCCAACGATTCTCCTTTCCACCATTCAACATTATGTTCCCCCTAAAGTCCAAGAAGAACTCCGCTCCAAGCCCATTCAAATCCCCTTTCGCCGCCAATTTGAAAACAACTTTACTTTTGGGGAACTGGACTACATTCCTCTGGATAAGGGTGGTACCGCGGCATGTACGCGCCGTTTAGACGGGCGGCACCCTACTGAGAAGATCTTCTGGTTTTTCCGAAATTACAATTCGCTCGATAATAATCGCCTGGATGATTTTTATAATGACTATTTCGAGCTTCGTCCTCCATCTGATACCCAGCCCTATACGAGTCCCTATGGCGAGTATTATTATCGGATGAAGCTGGTCATTGCAGGAAAAGATCGCGAACTGATCCATGAACCCTTTCTATGGAATCCCATATGCCAGTTGGCAAAAGATGAGAAAGCGAGTGGGAAACAAATCGGCGAAATGAAATGGTCTACTGGTGCACAGTATGGCACCATTTATCCTGCCCCGCGTCAGCCTGAAGGAACTGTGAATTTTACGACCGCGGATCGCCCCACACTCTATCTGGAATTGGCAAACATTACATTGAATCCAACACTCGCACAGCGCAAATCCGAATTTCGCGTATTTACCGAAGGGTGGAATGTGTACGAGGTGAAAGAAGGTCGTGGTCGCCTCTTATTTGCAAACTAACAACTTAGTAGCGGAATGTGTACGGTGCTTCGACATACCATCAAACGCATTCCTAAGGTGGAGGATTCCCTATGCGTCGGCATTCTTACCCTCCCTCATTCTCGTAAAACGAAGCATGGAACCTCTCATATTATGAAATCATATGTCGATTGGTTTGAATCACAGGGGATTAAAGTCGTTCCTGTTCCCTATGATACTGTGCATCATGAAACCTATTTTCATATGATCAATGGTCTATTTATTCCAGGGACGGACAAAGGGTTTGATGTCATGAATAAAACCCTTATCACGACGGTGACGCGATTTTTTGAATTGTCCCTGCAACCTGGTGAATACTTCCCCATTTGGGGAACCTGTTTTGGGTTTCAACTTCTGACCATGCTGGTGAGTGGCAATACGACCCTGCAACGATATGAGGCAGACGGGCGTTTCCCGATTCACATTACGAAAGATGGAAAACGATCGCGTATGATGCATGGCTTTTCTAAACAGTATCGCTCGTATTTGGAGAACTCTCCCTCCACCCTACAATATCACGATTATGGCATTTCACCGACTGATTTCCTGGCAAATGCTCATTTACGCCGATTCTATCGCATTTTGGCAACGGCACAGGATCATCAGGGGCGTGAATATGTAGCGGCCATTGAGGGAAAATATTATCCCATTTATGGAGTTCAAGGCCATCCTGAGCGGCAGAAACGGAGCGCACCCTTTTTATCCTTTTTCATTTCCGAACTGCAAAAGAATCGCCATCACACCTGTGCGCCCTTTATGCGATCCATTTATACGGCTCATAAATGCGTCCATTATAAAGAGCAGCGAAATGCTCTATGTTATTTCTTTTAATTTATAAATTCCTATTGTTTGTTTATTAGAAGCAAACAATACGAACCGATTACATTTACTGTTTAAATCCACCTTTGATCCACTCGACCACCTTAGCAGTATCGGAGGACTGGAAAATGGGTTGTGGAACACCATTGAGAATGGCGAGAAAGCAGGGAATGGACTTTACTCCACAATACCCAGGGGTATAATCATTTTCATCCAGGTCGCATTCGTACCACTTGATATCAGGATGGAGGCTGAGAAGAAGGGCTGTATCAATACGCTTACATGGGCCGCACCAAGTAGCCGTAAACCTAATGATAACAATTGGATCATGTGGCATATTCTTTTGAATCAGGCTTTCGAAAAACTCCTGGTTCGGGAGGGCGGTCATCTTGCTGTGTGACATGTTTCTTGGATCGATAATAGGTTGCTACAAAGCCAGAAAGGGCAATGAGAACAATGGTTCCTAATAGAGTATAGGGCAGGGCATTTAAGTTGTCGCCATGGTCACCTCCTCGCATATTGATTTCTTCTGAAGGACTTCTAAGTTCTGCCGCCACCTTTTCAATAAAGGATGGATCAGGTGTAGGAGAGGTTACCGTTGCCTTTGCTACTACGTCCCCTGCAGTTTTCACTGCATCCGCAATTTTATTACCCATTTTAATGCTTTCTCTTGCAGCTGTTGCTGTTTCCCTCCATGCCGCTGTAGCCGTCTTGGCAGCCATTCCAAAGGGTTGAACAATTGTTCCAATAATGGTTCGAGGGTCCAGCAACGAACCAAATATGCTCCAGCCACCCGCCGCTGATCCAAAATAGGATGCATACTGATTTACAACCGATGATGTATCGGTAAAAAACTTAAATAACTTATAGATCCACCAGCAAAATGCGATCGGCATACCAATGATGCTAACAAGACAGAGTAAACGGATAATTCCATTATCACGATCCCCTACTAAAAAGGAATCAAGACCAAATAGGCCGCCCATAAATAAGCAGAGCGCATAAATGAAAAAATTAGAGTGTTTTGTGCTTGGTTCATCCATTGCCAATACACCCATCGCCACACGCTTTTGAGGAAATCCTGGTAAACCGATACCATACACTTTAATGACATCCTTGTTAGAAAATGCTTGAATAATGTCATAGAAATACCAGAGACCAAAAAATAAGGTGTTGATGAGTAATTTTGCAAGAAAAGACCATGGCGACCGCAAATATAAATGATCCAGTCCAAACCATCCTCCCAATACTGCTAATACGATAAACCAGTCATATGATAAATATGCACCACTTCCACCTGATTCACTGGTTTCAGAAGTATTCGTGAATCCTTTGAGCCATGGCTGTAAATCAGACTCGTTCTGTGGGATACGGGCTTTCTCGTTCGTTGCGTTTTCATCGGATTCATCTTCAGGTGTTGTTTCAGCGTTAGGTGTTGCTTTGGCGTTAGGTGTTGCTTTGGCGTTAGGTATTGACTGGACGGAAGAGGATATTGAAGAGACAATAGGTTTTGCTGGATTCTGAGATGCTACTGTCGCTGGTACAGGAGATGGTGAGGCTGCTGCGGCTGTTGCTGTTGTTGTTGCTGCTGCTGCTGCTGCTGCTGATGCTGCTGCGGTTGTTGCTGAAGATAATGTGGGCGGCACTACGGACTTTGAGACCATTTCTACTTTCGGCGGCATTGGTGCTCCGCTTGATGGTGCTCCGCTCATTACTGTCTATTGTGACTTTTTTGCATCATCTTTTACACCGATTCTTTTAAATCGTAAAGAGGAGACCACCAAATCCATTAATCACACGAAACACATTGTAATTGTGCGCGTACACCACAATATGACAAGCACCACGCTGTTTACACGGTGGAAGAATGACAGTCGAACTGGGCGGAATGGTTAGAGCTTGATTGCTTAGAATGGGGTTCATTTGAATTTGCCAGACAATGCTATCAATTCGACTCGCATTCATCGTTCCCGTAGGCTGCGAATCTTCAGGTCGAAGGGCAAATGAATAGTTATAAATAAAGGAATCAACCGGAGTTGTCGTATGGTGCTCATAGGGTTGTTGTAGTCGAAAATACTGTGGTGATCGATAGGCAAATCGATCATATCCGTCCAATTGTAATTTAGCAGTAGAAATCAGATCCGGTCGACCAACAGGTGTATTACTGTTGATATAATTATCAACAAATTGTTGTGAAAAAAATTCAGTATAGGGCAAACTGCTATAATTAAACCATTCATTGCGATCCATCATAATGTCGCGTTGTACCACAAACATAAATTCTTTGATGGGGTGATTAAATTCGATTGAAATGGTGGCCGTCGTCTGCTGCGCAGTAACAGAATAGGGCGGTGTATATTGTACTTGTTCGATGATATATTCGTGTGAATTGCTAACAAATCGTCGGCGCTCCTCCACATCCAAATAAACATATTCTCCCCACAACATCATATTCACAATCTGTGAGGTACAGTCTACCTGTGTCGAACAGGCAGGCGGCGCAGAAGGCACCGCTGGTATGGTAGGATCGGTTGGGCAAGTATCGGCAGCAGGAGGAACCCAAAAGAGTTGTTGTAGAGGGCGAAGCGTAATATTAATTCGAATGGGGCTATATTGTAAGGCAAGAAGCGGCAAATAGAGGCCCGGATTACTGCAAAAATAGAATTGGAGAGGGATCAGGAGTCGTAGACCTTCCGTATTTGTAGCAGGCCAAATTCGTACACCAGCTGCCGTATAGGGATCTGCCACACGACCAATCATTTCATTGAGAGCCTCCCGCTGTCCTGCAGGTGTCGTAAGCTGTGTCCAAATCTCCATCCATTCACCCGTCTGGCGATCAATCTCTTGCTCTCCCACTTCAAAGGTGATCTCCTGAATAAGTGCATGCCCAATCGCATTCGTATAGGATAGAACGGTCCCTGATGCATCATTTGCACGAAGCTGTGGTAGTGTCACATCCAAATATACTCGACCCAACAAGTCACCGCGGCGCGGAATCAAACAAGTGATACGCTGGCCAAAATTGGGGGTACCATCAAAATACATTGCCTGGGATTCTGTAGCAAAATTGGTATGGCGGCGATAAACCATTTTAAAAAAACTGATTTGAGGGTTTCCCGTTAGAAACAAATCCTGTTTTCCTGTGGCGACAAGTTGTAATAATCCACCACCTGCTGGCATCCTGTTAGTTGTTCCGGATATTTAAGACGGAGGCAATTTGCGCGGTGAAGGATTTCCATATTTTCATTCTGTTATGTTTGATAGATGAGTTCATCGGGTATTGTTCCCATTAACGGTGGTTCTGTTATTCTTCGAACCTATCTTGATGATGCTGCAGAAAATACCTACCTCTTGGGGAAATATGACTCGCCCTTATTACCTAATTATATACTGGTTACCTCTACATACGGGCAATTAATCTCTACACAAAACATTACTATATCCAGTATCGCTGTTTCCAGCTTATTTGCTAATACGATATCAACCAACCAATTATTTATTTGTACCATTTATTATTCTACTTTTACATCTAGTCAACTTAACTATTTTAATACAATCGTTAATGACATTTCTGCTTCCACCATTACCTTTATTACTATGAAAGGTGGTACGATTTCTTCTCTACAAGTTACCAGCAAGAGTATCGGTATCAATCAAGGTTTCTTTTCCACAATTATTGCACCCTCGTTAATAGTCAGCACGGCCAATGTAGGTGAATTGAGTACGATTGGTGCTACATTTTCCACTCTCAGTGGAACAAATATAAATATAAATTCATTCAGTACTGTCATTCTTTCTATCTCCAGTATATTTGCAGGTGTTGTATCCAGTGCAATTATCTCATGTATTACATTGAGTGCATCAACGATTGTTGTGGGCAATGATGTATTTTCTAATATAACAGGGAATGCATTGCTAACATCTACATTAACGACATCTTCCATTTTTACCGATTATGTTCTCTTTTCTACGATGGTTCTTGGCTCCCTTTCTACCTCATCTCTTGTTGCATCTTCCATTTATAGCCTCGATGGGGGATTTTCTACATTGATTGGGAGTACTGTGATTGCCTCCACCTTTTTTACACCGCCTCTTAATGTATTTGATACAGAAACCGTCTGTAGCATAACAGGAAGTTCCATCATGATATCATCGCTTACCGCCTCTACACTATATGGCAGCAATGAATTCTTTAATATTTTAACAGGAAGTACCACAACCGCCACAAATGTGATTGTTTCATCGATGATAACCAGTAGTATTCAGTTTTCCACCATGTATGGTTCAGTCGCAAACATACCGCTCATTTATGCATCTACTCTTGTGATTCAGCAACCATATATTGGTTCTACTCTTGTTACGAGTACGATAGTCGTACCAATTACCTATGCCTCCTCTGTGAACACAAATCGTATTTCAGTCAATACCTATTATATCAATCAGGCCGTCTATGGTCAGACGATTAAAAAGGATTCGATTGATGTGTTTACGAATGTGCTGATATCTACATATGATTGTAGAGCTAGGTTAGATAATCCAACCAGTACTGCGCAAGTTTATACATTTGGATCTACTATACAAAATCAATGGATTGTCGCAGGTAGTACACCTGGTACTAATTTGGCAACGGGTAGTAATGGAATATCATGGCCTACTACGAGTACAATAGGAGTTCTTCAACAATTTAATGGAATTGTATGGACGGGTAACCAATGGTTTGCGACAGGTTTTGGAGGTAGCAATTCCATTGCCACCTCTATAAATGGGCTCGACTGGACTGGACGAGGAAATACACTTCAGGGAATTGGTCCTTCTCCAACTATCACACTGTTTAATGGGTATAGTATATTATATTCATCCAGACTTCTATTTGTTACAGGAATATCAGGAATAGGAGGAATCGGCGTCATTGGATCTTCTGGTGATAATGGTATAACATGGTATAATATTACAGGTTCATCCGGATTTACAGCTGCAAATGGGGTTGCATGGAATGGAATAAGACTCGTTGTAGTTGGCAGTGGAGCTACGAATAGCATTGTATGGACTGATCAATATGGAGTATCATGGAATCCTGCTATAAATTCTAATAGCATCTTTACATCTGGAAATACGGTTATTTGGACAGGGCATCGATGGGTTGCGGGAGGTGAGGGACCAAATCGTATTGCGTATTCTTCAGATGGAAATACATGGACGGGTTCCGCAAGTGGAAATAGCGTATTTTCCACAACAGACCCAAGTGGAAATCCTATCGGAAAAGTATATGGAATAGGATGGAATGGAACCATGATGATTGCTGTTGCAGATGATGCAACAAATACCATTGCCTATTCAATGGATGAAGGAATCACATGGGTTGGTCTAGGGAGACCCATCTTTACAACATATGGTCGTAGTGTTACATGGAATGGATTAATGTGGGTTGCAACAGGTAAAGGAACCAATACAATTGGCTATTCCTATAATGGTATAACATGGTATGGAGTTGGAACATCTGCTATCAGCGATACAGGGTTTTGCGTTGCTTTTAACTTTCGTCGCCCCTATTTCTTTTATTGTAGTGCAGGTAATCAAATTGCCCAGAATAATTGGATTGATGGTACAGGTGGTTATCCTGTCATTGTTCCTGCAGGCAGTCAACTCGATATCGTGAGTGAACCATACTATAATAGCGGATACACCAACTTTTCTGCTGTATTCCAAACACATGCCATCTAATCTGTTCCGGATCTTACATAGAAATGATCACAATTCATTCCTATGTATGAGATAGATGAGTTCATCAGGCATCACGCCGATCAATGGTGCTCCTTTTATCATTCGAACCTACCTCGATGGTTCCATTGAAAATAATGCTTATCTCCTTCAACCATATGATATACCCGTTTCCAGTAATCGTGTTCTGACCACTTCCACCAATGGTCTACTTGTCCCATCCAATACCATTTCGATCTCCAGTTTATCTGTTTCCTCCTTTGGATCTACCTACATCTCTTCCAATACCATTTATTTCTCGACCTATTATCTGTCTTCGATCACCATTAGCAGTGTTACTTTATCTTCCTTGATTACCTCATCATTGAAAGCAGATCAAATTACAGTGTCTTCCATGAGTGGATTTTCCGTCTTTACCTCTTCTTTAATCACCTCCACACTATTTACCTCCACAGTCGCATTTTCTACCCTTACAGGAAGTTCTCTTAATACATTATCAACATGTACTGCCTCTACCATTTATGCAAATATGATCCGCTTTTCTACCATGTCTGGAAGCACAGTCCTT